GGACATGGTGGCATGGGTGGGTATAACCCCACTGGGCCAGGTACGAGTTATACTGTCGGTACAAATTCCGGCAGTACGTCGGGAACTGGTGCTGCGGGCGGTGTGAGTGGTAACACAGGAGTGGGTCCAGGTGGTGATGGTTCAAACGGTTCGATGGTAATTACACTATGAGAACCGGATATAACGTACATAACATAAAGATGTGGGCGCAAATCAACCAGAATATTCCGGGGATGATTACTCCTCCGGCTGGCTATGCTTTCTCTGCCAGTGACAAGTCTCTTTTGCCCTTGCGCTATGCATATCACCGTTTGGCGGCTCTTGGATGCAAGATTGTCCGTGAGATAGATGTATGCACGCCCATACAGCAGCAGCTCACATACGCTTCTGGGGCAGGTTACTCACCGTTGGATACTTCTCAAATCACTGATTGGGACGCAATCGACCTTGCTTGTGCACTTGCCCGTGCCTATGGAATGATGATAACGCTGACTCCATCTTTTCCCTACTCTTCTGATTGGGGAACAGGTCAACACTACACACTTGACTATGCACGGTTCAAAACAAACTATTGGGTTCCGTGGGTAACAGCCCTCATAACCCATTTAAAAGGATGGGAGGATGTTGTCAGGATTGAACCTGTAAACGAGATAGGAGGTCAGTTACTTGGTTCTACAGGCCCATCTGCGTATACTAATTGTGCTGATTTACAATCAGTAACATATAATCTTGTCAAGTCAATATCACCAACCATGAAGGTTGATTTAAGTTCATGTAACTACGGGACGCAGAGTGGTAATGCTTGGCTTCCTTACTTAACTGCTTTTGGCACAGGAGCAAGTTCGAAGTTTGATGATTGTGCCCATCTGCATTTTTACCCTAATAATAATTTGGATAGTGGTGATGATTATTTAGTAAGTGCAATTCCCGGCAAGATTTCAACATATCTAAGCAACATAACAACTCTTTTTGGCCGTTCAGATGTAAGTATTATTGTTGGGGAAACAGCAGAAGCGACAGGGGACTTTGCTGGATTACAATCTATGTATGCTGCTCAAGGTAGTAGTGTTTACGGTGTCTGTCACTTCATGGCATGGGAGCAAGGTAGTATTGTAATCGGAAACACAGCGCCCTTCTATGACGAGGCAGTACAAGGTATGCCGATGGCTTACGGAGCAGGGTTCGCCCCCTTGTTCAACATTCCCGCGAGTGGAGCAGATAGAATATCAAACGCCGCAGACACATCTTTCGTTGCCGCACTGAACGCACTCGGACTGCCAAACAGAATAGCAGATGAGGCGTTCCCAGGTGGGATACCCCCAGTGGTAATTAAATCAGCACAAATACAAATGAGCTAAGGAGATCGTATGAAACTAACACTCGTAGCACTCGTATTTATGGCAGGATGCTCAACAAGTCAAAGCGTAGAACGCAGGATATGTAGTGTGAATCAAACAACCAATGGCGCAGTCCAATCGACCACAGTCACTATTAAGTAGCGTAGAACAACTCTTCTTTGTCGGAGAACACCGGCCCGGAGATAAACCGAAAGGAGAGAGAAGATGAAAAGAATAATATTGGCAATAGTAATGTGCGGGATGATGGCGGGATGCTCCAACAAAACAAGTATTGAGGACAGGTTCATTGCAATAGCAACTAGTAGATCGGCGGAAGCGCTGAAGGCATCGGAGCGTAAGAATCTTTTTCTCGCTGGAGCACTTGCAGGATTGAAATGCTCAGACTCAAAATTAGACTCGACGGTCTGTTTGGATACAGAACTTGAGATAACCAAACAAGAGGAACCTTCGTTATTCAAGTAATTAACTGCCTTCCAAGGCACAACCCCTGCGGGATAAATACCCGCCAAAGGAGCTACACAATGAAAAAGTTTACCGGAATCATCGTAGCACTCTGTCTGTCCCTGTCCTTCGTCAGCCTGTCTCACGCAACCATTGCGGCAGGTATGTCTGTCCAAGCTAAAAACGATATGCTCACTGCGGCATACGTTACAGGTTCTCCGACGATCAAGCTGGCCCTCGGTCTACAGTCTGCCAATACATCTGTCGGGCATACCACCACTGCGTACAGTTCATTCACCGACCTTGCTACGGCGCACGGGTACACTACCGGCGGGAATACCCTTTCATCTTGCACTGTCGTGTCAACCACGGGCGCGACTTCTCCAACCACCGAGGTTGCCGCTGATTACAACTGTACCGGTGGGCTTGTCTGGACTGCTACTGATTCAACAGGTATCACCGCTGACTGTGCGGTGCTCTACAACTCTACCTCCGGCAAGATCATAGCGGTCTACACCTTTACCAGCGCGGCGGCTACCGGCAACGGTGCGACGTTTACGATTACCCCGCCCACTGTCGCCAACGGTACTCGCGGCATGGCTTATCTTCAGTAACCATGCAGGGCTTCCGCGACTCAGCAGGAAAGATGGTTACAGGATTTGTCGTCTACACTAAAGACGGGTTGAACGGATCTCTGTTTCAGGACTACCTCTACGAATGCAAGGATGGCTGTATCATTCCCCTACCCAAAGGGACTGCTTTTGACGGGTTGTCATATCCAAAGCTGTTTTGGAATATCACCCCTCCGACAGGCAAAGGGTGGATGGCCGGGGTTACCCATGATGCAGGTTACAGATCGGGTTTGCCAAAAGACTTCATGGATGACGTTCTGTTGGAGATCCTGCACTTCCTCAATGTTCCAGAATGGGAAGCTCGGATAACGTACGAAGGCGTTTCGCATGGCGGGCAAGAGTCCTATGACGAAGACCTGGCGGCGTGGAAAGCAAAATACGGGTACTGAAAGGAAAATAACATGCTGAATGAAGGGACCACAGAGCTTCAAACAATCACAGTAGCAGGGCAACTATTCACCATGGCTGTAAACGTGCTGTCAGATGTCGGCTGGACTTCCCTTATGATTACCAAAGGGGGAGCGAAGATATCGCAACCTGAAATCGTCTTCCAGGAGCACATGAGCGAGAAGTTCATGACAGACAAGGGGTTTACGGACATGGCTCTTTACTTTGCATCAATCAAAGACCACTGCAACGTAGCTCTGTCGGCGTACTTCGCACCGGTCGCAAGTGTCGCCGCGCCTGATTTTCAAAGCCAACTCGAAGCATGGATTCATTCCCTCAACTTTGTCGTTACCGGCAATTCAGCATACGTTCAATAAGGAGGGGATCATGAACGAAATTAAGGTCGTCGTGAACCTGTATGTTTTTGCCCTTGCCGTGCTGGTATGGATTGTTCTGGGGGGACTTACCGCAATCCCAGGGTACGACATGCCTGAACCACTTTCCTTCCTCTTTGCGGCGCTGACCGGCGTAGTGCTGACCATCGTGCAGGGATTCAAGGACGGAGTTACGTTCAAGAGTTCAACCGAATCCACTTCGACAACGACATCAACCACGGCAACAAGCCCAAACGACCCGCCGGTATAGAACCGGCTAAACCAGAAAGGAACAACAATGAAGCGACTTTTTCTTATCCCCCTTATGATTCTGGCGCTGGCCGCATGCGCCGGAACGAACTCAGCCACCAGCCCGAACCTTCAGCCGATGACAGCCAACCAAGCGCCACAGGACGCGGCGAAGAACAGCCTGTATGCTATCGGTATCGCATTGCAGGCAACGCCGCAGGTATTGACCGCCCTTTACAATTCGGGGAAACTGAGCAAAGCAGACTACAATTCGGCGGTGCCCGTGTTCAACCAAGCCCTTGCATCATTTCAACTGGCTGTGAACGCCCTACAAGCCGCTGTGAAGGCCGGACAGGACCCGAACCAGAGTACGGCCTACCTTACAGCCCTCAACAGCTTTGTGGTGGACAAGGCGAACATAGACAACCTATTGACGGCATTTCAAACGAAGGGAGTAAAGTAATGGACCCTGCAACTATCCTAGCAATCGTGCAGATATTCGCTGTTCTCGAACCTGTAGCAATCCAGGGGATCAACAGCGCAATCACAATGTTTCAGTCCAGCAACCTGCCGGAAGATCAGAAGATGAAGATGCTGACCGACCTTGCGGCGGCGTTAAAGCCTATGGAGATAAAAGCGTAACCAGTGTGACCGGGGGTACTCGGTCTAATTGACCAGTGCGTTCGACCTCCGACGTGCTGGTCTTTTTTCCATCAAGCCGCTTCTGTTAATTCAGGGGCGGCTGTTTTTAGTACCAAAAGTTGAGCGGGTAATTTCGCTTGCGGGTATGCCCTGTCGTTTGGGGTGTAACTGTATTTTGCCCTACACCGCAATTAGAACATACAAACGACTTCGGCAGGTCTTTTTCTAAAAACACGCCATTTCCAGCGTCACAAACTCCACAGTGAACAGAAATCATCTCTTTTATGCTATTTTTGTATCTCACGGCGGTTCCCCCTCCCGCGGCTGTTTTGTTTGATATCGTTGATTACTTCCCGCGGGAGTCCCGCCTTTATCCGGCATTCATCCGAGCAGGTGACAGTCACAGCCTCCGAGCCTTTATCTTCTAAATCTCTGTAGCTTCCATACCATTGCCAATTTTCAGACCAACATCCAGAATTGCCGCACATGTCACACGTCCATATTCTGCCTTGCCATACTTTAGCCATTATTGCCGCCTTTCCCTAAAAACGTCCACAGTTCCTGTTTTCCTGCAACAAAATAATCAGCCCTTTAGCGAACGGGCGAGCTGGCAGGCTGGATTGTCACATCCTAGACCGGTTAGGCGGATCGGGACATCCCGATCTTCGCCAGTTGTTCATGACTGCTTGCCCGTAGCCGCTTGAGATAATCTATATCGTCAGCGCTTGCAGGGTAGCAAACTCCATAACGCAACGCCACAAGCCGAGGATGCACGACCAGGAATGTGACTTGTGTGCATTGGTCATCTTCCTCCGCTGTGCCGTTGATAGTAGCTTCGGCCTCTTCAATGGTGTTGTATGTGCCATGTACACCAGAGGTCGAAAATAGCACCAGATTCATTTCATTGGCTACAGCATCGGGAAACATGCCCCGTAATGCCGTCATACCATCTACTCCTTGCTGCTTTCGCATGATGGAGTAGTGCGCCCCATCTGGATTTGATTTATCAATATTTTCCCACATATCTGCCCTTTCCGGCACCGTAGCGCCTAACCAGGTAAATGCACCGGCCTAAAAACGCCGGTGATTTTCCGGCCCGTTAGTCGCAAACCGCTTCGATGTTCATAATGCACCAACCAGCCTCTAGCCCGTAAATTGGACCGTAGAGGATATGATTGACTTTGGCCTGTATTTCTTCACCAGTGTAGATAAGCGGAAAATCAAATTCCGCCATATCAGCGCCACAATGTTGCGTTTCTTTCAAAATCAAAGTGTCACCTACACGGTAGCTTCTGTCGTTCTTGCGGAGTTCATAACGCTTAATACCTGCTTTTGTCGCTTGAAAAACTCTTGAATCTGTTTTCAATTCATGGATAGCCATACACTGTCTCCCTTGCGGCTAACCAGCCGCTCAATCTCCTGGCGCTGTGACGGTACACATATCGGCACCGGCAGTAGTGGTGCAACAGAACATAAGACATGCCAGTATTATTATTCGATTGCTCATATTGTCCCCCATTGTTTTGCCGCCTCTTTAGCATGGCCGGGATATGTTTTGCTTCTCAGCTCCTCGCGTTGTGGGCCTGGTGACATTAGCCAACATTCCTGTCTGATTGCTAAATAGTTTTCTTTCCGGTGCGTTGCTACAAGTTTGGGAAGTCCGGTCAACCACCATCCCGTAGCTTTGCTGAAGGGGTCGCCAAACCACCACGGTTGTATGAATTGAGTCGCCTTGCGCCCTATTATTTCAAGGCCGTATTTGTGCATTATGGGGTTTTCAACTGCCCTCTTCGGTATGTGTGTCGCCTGATCAAACAACTTGAAAAACTCTGCACCTTCTCGCATCAACTCCCACCGTTCTGGGCGTTCGTGCAACCACCTTACCCCGGCGTTCGTCAGATATTTACAAACCGGGTGAGCAATCAACATATCCCACGGTTCATATAGTATATCCCTGACATCCCCTTGATAATGTGGACCGGGTTTCCGGGTAGGTTTCAAATCACACGATATCGCATCATGTCCTAAGGCAATAAAAGCGTCTCTGAAAATCCCCGAACATTCACAAGCAATCGATAAGACCTATACACCATTTGCATTGCATACAGCCTCCTTTACCACTCATAACTGCTCAGACAATCACCGCACAGGGTTTTTGTGTATCCGCGAGTATTGTCTTTCCTTACCCATCTCTCTTTTTTTAAGAAGCGTCCGCAGTCACCGCAACGAGTATAATAATCTGCAACATCGCCTCTGATTTCATTCCCGAACAAATCTTTAGATTGCATACCAACACCCCGCGCAGACGGCTACGATAACGGCGATTGCCAGCCAAACTCTGCCAGTGGGCAGGAGGGATGCATTGTCTACCTCTGATAAATTATTCATATTATACCGCCTTGACGTTCATGCAAACTGTTTGGGCCTCTCTAACGTCTATCATCATCATATCTCCACCGGCATAGCGGTATTTTTCCAAAGTTGCTAGTGTTTCGGCACAAGCGCGGCGGGTGTCGCGGTCTTGCTCTTTGAGTGCTAGGGCAATAGGTCCTACCAAGTTTGCATACAGAGTCCCTTTAATGTTTAGGCTGTGCAGCAAGTTAAATGCTTTCTCTTCCGCTGTTTTCACTCCCATGATCTGAATCCCTCCCTTTTCAAGTCCTCGTCCATCACAATAAACTCCGCGTGAAGCGTTGCGCTGTTCAGTGTTGGTGTTACTATGCCTTTGCGCTGTTCGACCTCATAGAAGGCCAGCAGTTCGTCATATTCACGTACCAACTCATCTTCCAGCGCCAGCCATCGATCTTGCGGAGGGAAATACGGCGGCATGGGCGGTTGCTCTGATTTCACTGAATAGACCTGCTTGTTGTAGAAACGCTCCAGAATCCACGATATCTTCTTATCTTTCCACTGACTCGCTTGCATCTTATTCGTGCCGACCATCAGCATGTCGCCTGCCAAGATTGCCGCAAAGACCTCTTGCGGGGATGTTACTAGTGCGCCTCTTTTATGCTTTGCCATCTTCCACCTCCTCGATATCAGGACACGACATGCAGTAATCCATTCTGCCTAAGTGAGTCAGCTGCCATCCGCTGATTGTCATAGGTGGAAAACCATCGTTGAAGTGCCGCATTTCTGTGAATCGCTGACAATATCCCTCTTTTTCCAGCCGGTCATTCTGCCGAGCAAGTTAAAGTCCTGTTTATTCATTCGCCCACCTCCTATGTGATTTTAAGTCGCACAAGGCATTGTTTGCAGGTCACGAGAACGGCATCAATGGTCATATAAACATCTGTCCTTCGACACACCGATATCGCCTTGCGATATTCAACACAGCCAGCAAAAGAGATTCTTTTGTTCCCGCTATCCAAGTGCATTTTCATATCGCCCCCAGTTTTGATTTGTTTCTGGATGGTAGAATAACAGAGTCTAGAATATTGTCAATAGAAAAGTAACTTTTATTTTGCATTGTGTAAATAATCCTTGCATTGTCGATAAACACTATGCGATAAAGGTACATCTTCAATACGGAGGTGCTTATGGCACAGCAGGATTTAAAGTTTGATAAGCAACGGTTCAAGGAGTTTCGGGAAAAGAGTTTGAAACTTAACCAACAGGATGCCGCTGAAAAGCTGGGAATCAAGCGGCAGACACTCGCAAACTGGGAGAAAGGAGGTCACACCCCGTCAATTACGCAACTGAGTAAAATTGGTCAAGCTTATGATGTATCCGGTACATTCTTTTTAGTGGAGGAGTAAATCGGTATGGTATCCAGCTCAATATATAAACAGGTTGGATGGATGTAGTCTGGTTGTGCCATACCCACCATATGCAACTGCACGGTAAATTAGATACATCTATGATAGAAGCGAGGAAGCCCTGACCCCGCGCAAGCAATACCCGCACCTGTGCTGAATTACACTAAAAAGGAGGAAGGAAATGACGCAAATATTGAACAGATGGAATGGCGTAGTAATAACTGAGGGAGACATGAATCTCCGAGAACTCGTACTGAGTAAAGCACAAAGCGATGCCGACCTGTGCGGTGCCGACCTGCGCCGTGCCGACCTGTGCGGTGCCGACCTGCGCGATGCCGACCTGTGCGATGCCGACCTGCGCGGTGCCGACCTGCGCGGTGCCGACCTGCGCCGTGCCGACCTGTGCGGTGCCGACCTGCGCGGTGCCGACCTGCGCCGTGCCGACCTGCGCGGTGCCGACCTGCGCCGTGCCGACCTGTGCGGTGCCGACCTGCGCGATGCCGACCTGCGCGATGCCGACCTGGATTATTCTGCATGGCCCCTCCGGTGCTCCAGCCTCAAAGTAAAAGTGTGCGACAAAATTTCAGCGCAATTGCTGTTTCACGCTTTCGCTGTTTCGGCGGTGATCCCCACCGACGAGCAGGTTGAATTCATGCGAAAGAATTTCCACAGGTTTGTTGAGTGCGGCGGAGCAGACACTATCAAGGTGAAAGATAATGCAGCCCTTTGACTGGCGGGACTACTGCCGGGGAGACGAGAGCCCCGACTATTACGAGAAGGAGCCGAGCGATGATTTGCCCGACGATGAAGGAATTAAGTTTCGCGCTAACGGTCATGCTCCGTGGTGCATTTGCCCTGCTTGTCAGGAGATTATTAAAAAGGAGGTTAAAAAATGAGTATGTACCCACGCACTAACTATGAAATGACCGAAGAAGATTTGTCAAAAATCCTGGACGCTTGCAAGCCTGTTGTCTGTATCATGGTCGGAAATTCCGGCCCATCGTCGCCGCAAGAGAATGCAAACAGGGCATGGTCGGCACTCGGGGCAAAGATGGGATTTGACTATAACACGGTCAGGCCGATTGATGGTAAGCCGATGAGGTTCTTTTCTGCGGTTCCTTCTGAAACAGAACAACAGAGAGAAGAGCGGGAACGGAAAGAGACCGAGGCGAAGCGACTTGCCGAGATTGAATCCCTTGAACAAGATATCCTGACAAAACAGGAGCGCCTTGAAACACTCAGGGCATGATCACCACGGAAGACATCAACGCATTGCCTGATAATATTAGGCGCTTCATAATGGAACTTGAAACAATGGCCGACCCATCCGGAATGGTACGAAACAACATGCGGCTAGAGCACGAAAACAAAGCATTACTTATATTAATTGCCAACAAATTGAAAGGGAGGTTACAAAATGACATTCAAAGAAGCATTTGCGATACTTAAGGAAAAATATGGGGAGTCTGCGGTTTTATCTCTTTCCGTGTACGCCAAAGAAGATTTAACCCCTGCGGTCTTTGCGCATGGTGGGGGGAAATGCGTATCAGGTTCTACATACGAAAGTGTAATTGCCCAAATGGAAGCGGAAACACTCGGAGAATCCAACAATCCGCCCGAAGAAGATTTGTCCGAGATCGCCGCAATCCGCGCGCAGATTGGGGGGGAGTGATGAAAACTATCGAAACTGAAGTTGTGACTATACCGTCACAAGTACCGGCAACGATTACCCCGATGGCGTTGATTGAGCGTGCCATGCAGTCGGATACCAGCATCGAAAGAATGACTCAGCTTTTCGAGCTCCAGATCCGCTGGGAAGAAAACGAGGCGAAAAAAGCCTACCATCAGGCTGTTGCACTGTTCAAGTCGGAAGCAATCGACATCATCAAAAACAAGCGGGTGTCGTACAGGACAGACAAGGGAACAACGGAATACAACCACGCCGAACTCGGACAGGTGGTCAACACCGTATCACCGTTTCTTTCCAAGTATGGTCTTTCCCACCATTGGGAATACTCCCAAACTGACAGCAAGATCAAGGTGACGTGCTTCCTTACCCATGATAAGGGTTACGAGAAATCAACTTCATTGGAAGCCGCCGCCGACAGTTCGGGCGGTAAGAACAGCATCCAGGCTATCGGTTCAACTACTTCCTATCTTGAGCGGTATACCTTCCTTGCTATGACCGGCCTCGCTTCCAGGGAACAAGACGACGATGGCAAAGGCGCGGGGAAAGCTAAAGAGGTGGATGTTATCACCGAGGGACAAGCTCAAGATATTCTGTCTCTGATTGCCGAGGTCAAGGCGGATGTTGCCAAGTTCTGCGTATATTATCACGTCAACGCTGTAACGGAACTCCCCGCTTCCAAGTTTGCACAGGCGGTAAAGGGGTTGGAGATGAAGAGGAATAAATAAACTTGACTTGTACTGATTGTTTGCGTAATGTATGCGTCAAGTTTATATCTTTCCACAGGAGAAATACGCATGAGACAAACAATCAGTTTACCCCCCATCTACACTAAGAAGTTGAAAACCGAAAAGAAGGCCACAGGACAAAACATGTCAGAGATTATCCGCCGCGCCCTTGATCTTTATTTCAAGGAAAAGGAGCGCGGCAATGTCTAAAATCATTGACATGACAGGGGAGATTGTCGGCTCTGTAACCGTTGTCGGTAGGAGTATTAGGACAAAGAGAACTTTCTGGTTATGCGTTTGTGTTTGTGGAAAGAGATTTGAAGCGGTTGGAAACGAGTTGAGAAAGGGGAGAGTAAAATCTTGCGGTTGTCTTAAGGTACAAAGAAGCAGGGATTTATTCACGAAACACGGAATGACAAAAACCCCTGAACACGCCACATGGGTGCATATGAGGGAAAGATGCCGTAATGCGAAGGATTCGAGTTATAAAAACTATGGGGGTCGGGGTATTTCCGTTTGTGACCGGTGGTCAACGTTTCAAAACTTTCTGATAGATATGGGATTAAGGCCCTCGATCCACCACACAATAGAAAGGGTAGATAATAATAAAAATTATTCTCCAGATAACTGCATTTGGGCAACAAGAGACGTGCAGGGGAATAATAAAAGAAACAATGTGAAGATAAATTTTAATAGTGAACTTTTAACAGTACGCGAAGTATCAAACAGAACGGGTGACTCTTATGTCTGTGTCTACAAAAGAAATAGAAGGGGATTCTATGGAAACGTCTGAAATCATCCAAGGAAGTGAAGCATGGCTTAAAATGCGATGCGGATTAATTACTGGGTCTCAAATAGCTAATGTGATGCAAGAAAAGAAAGGCACCGGCTATGCCAACTATCAGGCCCAACTTGTCGCAGAGCGTCTAACAGGCTGTATAGTCGAGACTTACAAGAACGCATACATGGAGAGGGGCAACGATGACGAAGGGGCCGCAAGGGACTGCTACGAGTTTGTAACAGGTAATACTGTTGAACAGGTGGCTTTTGTAAAGCATCCTTACATTGAATGTGCCGGATGCTCTCCTGATGGGCTGATAGGTGATGACGGTCTTGTTGAAATTAAGCGCAAAATCCCGGCCCTGCACATTGCCTATCTCCTTAAAAACGAAGTACCGTCAGAATACCGGAAGCAGATGATGTTTCAAATGGCTTGTACTGGCCGAAAATGGGTAGACTTTGCTAGCTATTGCCCTGAATTGCCGGAAGAAATGCAGCTCTTTGTTATTCGGTATTCCCGCGATGAGGAAGCAATCAAGGCAATGGAAGCGGCAACAATCGCTTTCAATGCTTCCGTAGAAAAGATTATCGAGGATTTGAAGAGACTCCGGCCATGACTCAAAAACTTATCCTCATATCCCCGGAAGTGAAGCGGAGAGCGATCGATCTGATAAGAGATTTGCCTCTTGAACCTACTTTTCAGGTGGAGATCAAAGAGCGCAAAACATCCAGAAATTTAGAGCAGAATGCCAAAATGTGGGCCATGTTGACTGACATTTCAGTTCAAGTCGTATGGCATGGTCAGCACCTTTCAAAAGAAAACTGGAAGGATGTTTTGACCGCCTCACTGAAACAACAGAAAGTAGTGCCGGGGATTGACAACGGCTTTGTGGTATTAGGCACTCACACATCGAAAATGAGCATTGCCGAGATGTCGGAACTGATTGAGCTTGCAATGGCTTTCGGGTGCCAGCACAATGTCAGGTGGAGTGACCCGACAATTCAAGAGGATTAATCAACCCTTTCCCCCAGCGTGACCACTAAAAGCCCCAGAGCGTAGAGTGATTTCGGCGCAACCTGGGGGCGCTGGGGGGATTTAACAGACAAGGAGGTTTTATGATATCAATGGAAAAGCAAATTGAATTTGAAACAGCATCGAGGCCTCTTGTGAAGTGGCTGAATGAAAACTGTCATCCCCATGTTACCGTAATTGTGGAAAATGACGGCGCTCAGTTGGTAGAGGGTGTTTGCTCGTTTCGGACACAGGATTACATCAAGGATTAACCAGTTTGGGGCGCGGCCCAAGGACGGAGAGATAAAGGGGGAATATCATGGCAATGGTCGGGATGGGAGATTTGAACGATTATATCCGAGAGGCAGGGATAGCAGCTTTGCGCGATAAAGGTGGAGCAAAATACACTG